TTCCCACGCCAGCCACGCCACATGCTCGATTTTCGTTTGCTGCAACGCCTCGATGGCGCTTGGCAGGTTGAAGTACCGCTCCAGCTGGAGCAGCGTGCCCATCGTGGGTTTGCTTGTGACTGGCTCCTTCTCGTCGGCCAGTCGGGTTGAGATGGAGAGGTCAAGCATGTCAGGCGGTGGTCACCGTGACTGCGCCGGACAGCGGCCAGGTCACCGAAACGGTGGCGAGGTCGGACACGCTGCCATCGATGACCGGGAGCTCTACCACAAGACAGGAAGCGGAGTGCTTCGGGTTGTCTGCTGCGACAGCGCCGTCGGTCGGCGTCATCGTGACGGTAGTGACGGTGCCGAGCAGCGGGTACAGGGTCTGATAAACGCTGGAGGTGGCGAAGTCCTGGTGGAACTCGATCGACACGCTGCCGTCCTTGAGGCCACCGATGCGGGTGCGGTTGTCGTCGCCCATCGCCGTGGTTTCGAGCTCGTCAGCGGTTTCGGTCCACGTCACGCTCGCGATGTGATCGGTCAAATCGACCGAGTTCACGGTCACGGTGACCGAGTTGGAAAGAAAAACGGCCATCAGTCGGCCTCACTTTCTGGGTTGGCCTTTCGGCTGTTTTTCGGTTTCGCTTCGGCCAGGTGGCCTGCGGCGATCAATGCGGGCACGTTTGCGCCCTCGAGGTCGTCGTCGGTCACGGTGTCGCCGTGCTCATGGCCGGCGAGCTTGTGTGACGTGACGGTGTAGCTGGTCATCGTGCGTAGACCTCCACGAGAAAACGGGCACCGATGAACTCGGTATCTGCAAAGGCTACCACGCCGTAGTCGACGGCCTGGCGAACCTGGCACGTCGTGGCTGCGCCGCCGAGGGTCGGGTCGGCCTCGACAGCTGCCGGCACGCTGTTCGCGCCGCTGATGAGGTCGTCGAGGGCGTCCTGGGCGAACTCCTCGGTCATGGATTGCACTGCGCAGACCAGCTCGAAGTTGAACACGGTGAGCGAGCCGCCGCTGCCGATCATGCTGTCGTGGTAGGTGGCGACAGGCCGGCCAGGAACGACCACAGCCGCCGGCGCAACGATCCGGCTCGGGACGGTGGCGTGCACGGTCAAGAACGTCGGCACAGTCTCGAGCTGCGCAGCAAGGCCGTCACGAATGGCGGTGTAGTCAGCCATCAGGCGGTCGCGAGCCGCTTGTATTGCTGGAGCAGGGCGGCGACGTCGGGATCTTGGCGGCTGATGCGGGCGATGCCGTAGTCGGCGAAGCCGGTCATGATGCCGAGCGGGGATGCTTTGCGCTGGTACAGGCGTGCGGCGAGGATGAGGGCGGCCTGCTGCACTGCGTAGGGCACAGCTGCGTCGTTCTGGTCGCCATAGGCGGCTGTCACTTGCACGGCTGGCCGGCCGGATGCGTACCGGGGCCATTCGCTCGACACGTTGAGCAGCGACGTGAACGGCGGTTCATTGAACGGCTGCACCACGAAGTCCTCGGTGACCGTCAGCAGCGTGTCATACGTTCCATCGTTGCTCGTGTCGGTGCGGACGACGAGGCCGGTGAGGGTGTGGAACTGGTCGACGTAGAGCACATGCGGGTCGTCGGCCCGGTACACACGCGCTTCAAGGGTGGACTCAAACGTGGTGTTGGTGTAACCGTCGACCAGGTCCTGCGCTGCGTTGATCGCTGCGGTGAGCGGCGTGTCCTCGGACGTGGTGCCGCTCGGGATGCCGAGGTAGTCCTTGAGCACGCTGAGCGACGTGTACGCCATCGTCAGCCCTTCTTGGCCTTCTTGGTGGCCTTCTTCACCGGAGCGGGCGCAGGCGCAGCAGCGGGAGCCTTGACGGGCTTCTCAACACGGCTCGGGGCCTGCTTCTTCCAGAGTGCATCGGACATGGCGAACTCCTCGAGGTTGGGGTGTCGGCCGGGCCGGGACTGGTACCGGCCCGACCGACGGAGTGGTGACCTACAACGAGGTCATGGGGGGGATTACAGCGTGGCGTTGAGGCCGGTGCCGGTGATGACAGCGACGCTGTTCGGATCACGCACCAAGAAGGCGCTGTAGCCGTAGGCCACGATCCGGACGGTGAGAGTGCCGGAGCCGACGCTGTCGTACTGGACGACAAGCGGCGAACCGCCGTTCTCTTCCCACAGGATGACGTCGTCGGAGCGCATCACGATGATGGCGTCCTCGTCGGTCCCGGTGCCAAGGTTGGTCGGGATGTTCGAGTCGGTGACGACAGGCAAGCCCGCGATGGACATGGTCGGAGCGCCATACGAGAGCTCGCCGGTGCCCAGCACGTTCGACGCCGTGGCGACGACCGGCTGCATGAGCGGGCGGTTGCTCGAATCGAGGCTGCCGGCGATGAACGCCGCACGGCGGGGGTGCATGACCACCACGTCGGGCGACAGGAACTTCGACGTCTGCACGGCCGAGATGGCCTTGACGACCTGCTGCCAGGTCTCCGCACCGGTCGGCGAGGCGTCGGTGTAGGTCACCGAGCCGATGCCGGCGGCGTTGAGAATGCCGGTGGAAGCTCCGCTGGTGCCGTCGCCGTTGATGATGTTCGAGTCAAGGGCGGTGGCGTAGCTCATCGTCAAGTCCTCAATGAGGAGCTGGTCGACGCCGATGCCTCGGGCGAGGGCCTGCGCCGAGAAGTCCTGCATGCCGGCGATGGTGACGACGTCGGCCGTCATCAGGGTGTCGTCGACGGTGGTCTCGGAGACAGCCCCGCCTTCCTGCTGGATCGCAGCCGAGCTGGACGTGGTGACCCGCGACAGATTCACGGTCATGCCCGACTCGGTGAGCGGAAGGTTGCGCACAGCGTTGGCCGTGGGACGACCGGCCTGGGCCTTCGCAACCGCAGCGTCGATGAGGTAAGCCGGCGGAACGAGGCCGGCGACGTTGGCGGTGGTGCCGTCACGGTTCTCGACTGCGACTTCCTGCATGTGACGCTCGAGGCGCTGACGGGCCGCGATGTCGTTGCGGGACTGGGAAGCGACGAGGTCAGCAAAGAACGAGTGATCGCCACGCTCGTGGTAGGTGACGGGCTCGCTGTTGACCTGGACGACGCCGGCGGCCGAACGGGCCTCGGGTTCGTCGGTCGCAGCGACCTCGGCACGGAGCTTCGCCGCTTCGAGGTTCTTGACCTGAATGGCACGAAGCTCGGTGATGCGCTCGTCGAGGGCATCGGCTCGGGCCTTGAGGTCGGCGAGGTTCTTGTCTTCGGCCTCGGAGAGGTCACGCGCCTCGTCGGCTGCGCGGGTCAGGATGCCGTCGACAGTTTCGGACAGTTCTGCTCGTTCTTCGACGAGCTGGTCAAGCAAACGCACGGTTGCGCCTTTCTTGGAGTGGGTGGTGGGGTGTCGGGTGCTGGCCGGGTGCCCGTAGCTGGCGGGCGGCGCTTCCAGCGGCGCAACGTGGGTTTCGGGTGAATCTATCAGATCAGTCGGTCTGGTAAAGGATGCTGACGGTTTGGTCGGCGTTGCCGGACACGGCCCACAGTTCTTCGTTGGCAGGGATGAACATTTCGAGCAGCAAGTTTTTTGGGATTTCGAGGCCGTTGCTGGTGAGCACGTCGGACCCGCCGAGGTAGACCGGGTGGCTGCTGTCGTCGTGGAAGTAAACGTGCCGGTTTGTGTTCTCCTCGTCGAGGATGCGCACGGCGGTGAGGCCGACGGTGAGCTGCTCGGACTTCATCGTCATGCGAACGCTCCACGCCAGCGTGCGAGCCTCGGTGCGATCTCCGGGTCGTCGGCGTCGAAGTGACGCACAGCGAGCACTCGTGCGCCGTCGTAGGCCGGTTGGGCCACGAAGCCGACGTGGTCCATGCGGGCCTCAACTCGGACGATGTGCTGCTGGTCGCCGCGGGTCTCGGTGCGGGAGCGCACCGGGATAAAGCCGACCGAAAGGCCGGTCACCATGCCGTCATCGGCGAGGCTGAGCACTTCGGCGGCTCGTTCGGTGCGGGCCATGCGGAAGTCAGCAACCAGGCCGTCGGCTGTGTTTTGCCAGGCGACCGAGTTGCCGACGGGCAGCGTCGACCGTGATTCGTGCTGCTGGTACAGCGGGATACGGTCGCCACGTTCCTTGAGCGTCTTTGTGAATGCGCCACGCTCAAAGCTCTCGGTCAGGCCGTTTGGCATGCGGTATTCGCCATCCCAAGGGACGACCACGCCGACCAGGTGACGGAAGCCGTCGTCGTCGGTGCGTGTCTCAATGCCGTCGAACGTGACGGTGCGTGTTTCGATTTCGGTCACGTCAAACCCTCCAAAGCTCGGACCTCGTCGATGGTGAGGAAGCCGGCCCGCAGGCCGGTCTCATAGGCGTCATATCGTGTTTGTGTGTCTGCTCGCAGAACAGCGTCGAAGTTGAACACGGCCCGCTGACCTCGAGGCAGCAGCGTCGACAGCGCTTCCTCGATCTTGATCGCCAGCGGCCGCAGCGTGAACCGCACGAAGAACTGCGAATCCTGCTGCACGTTGCTGTACGTCTTCGAGTCCTGCGAGGGCACGCCGACGAGGTGCGGCGGAACGCCAAACAGGGTGCACATTTGTTCGGCGTTGTAGCGGCGGCTGTCGAGCAGCTCCATGTCGACCGACGAGAACTCAAGCGGCTGGTACTTGACGCCGCCGGACAGTACGGCCGGGCCTCGTTGCCGGCCGCCGTTGCCAGCAATCCACGCAGCTTTCAGGTCCTGGGCCTGGTCGCTGGTGATCTCGTTTTCGGAGTGCAGCACGCCGTCGGGCACAGCGCCGGTCATGAACGCTTCGCCGGCGTACTGGTCGGCTGCGAGCGTTTGTGCGATGGATTGCGTGTTCCATTGCAGCGGGCCGTATCCGACGACGTGGCCGGGCAGGGTGAAGTTGCGGATGTGCAGCACGTCCTCGGAATTGAGAACGTTGCGAGCTGTGCGGTATTGCGGCCGGCCGTCGACGACGACGACCTGGACGGCCTCGGGGTCGAGCAAAACGACGTTGTTCACAAAGCCGAGGCTGTTGCGGTTGCCGGCGAGCAGGTAGGCGTTGCCGTTGACCAGCAGCGACGTGACGAGGGCGGCCATGAACTCGGAGCGGGTGCGGTCGACTTCGGGAGCTGCGAGCAGCGGCGGCGTTTCGAGCATTTCACCGTTGCGTTCAACGGCTACGGGCAGCGAGCCGATTTGATCGCTGATGAGGGCGACGCAGCGGTTGGCAACGACGTTTGACAGCAGCGTGGCGCGTGTGACGGTGATCGGGCCGGTGATTGGCTGACTGACGGGCTGCCTTGGTGGCAGCGAGAACGCCGTGTTGAAGCGTTCTTGGCGTCGGATCAGGTCGCCGATCATCCTTCACCAGCCTCGACGGCGGCCGACACGATGACGACAGCGACACCGACAGCGAACGCTGCCGGCCACGCTCCGAACTCCATGAGCACAGCGAAGATCGCCAGCAGCAGGCCGGCGACTTGAAGGGCGGCGTGATACATCAAAACACCTGCGGGGTCGGTTTCGGCGCGACTGAGATTGCGCCCCATAGCGCAAGGCTAGCAGCCACCAGCGGCGTGATCGGGCTTTCATCGCTTGTGCGCTTCCAAGCCCAACGATCTCCCAACCTGCGGCGGGTCGCTGAGGCTACTGCGTCGGTGAGAATGCTGTCGCCGAGATGGGCCAGTTTGCCGTCGACGATGGCGTCATGCATCGTGGCGCAGCTGGCGCAATAGTCACGAGCACCGACCTCGAGCGTGTTGATGTAGGGCCGCTGCAAGTGTGGCAGCAGCGACCCAGCAGCTGCGCCGGCGTCGACGACGATTGTTGCGCCCCAGCGTTGTGCGAGCTCTTCGAGGCGTGCGGGCACCCAGCCGACACCGGGCCGGTGGTCCACGATCTCGGTCAGGTACCGGTCGCCGGTCTGCGAAGCGATAGCGATCGTGGACCAGTCTCGCATCGGGCTGACGTCGACGCCGAGGGCGAGCTTTTCGCCGTGCGGCAGGTCGTGCTCCTCAAGCTGTGCGAACACGGCCAGGTCTAGGGCGTAGTCGCCACTCTCCAACGGCCACCGGTTCAGGATTTCTCGGTCGAACAGGTCGGTGGTCATGGTGCCGTGGAAGTCCTCGACGGCCGCCATCGTGACGCCTTTTTTCTCGGCAAGCGTCGGGATCGCTGCCAGCCACGTTTTGGGGTCGTCGGGGTCGGCGTCGTCGGCTGCGGCCCATTCGAACCAGGCGAGCGAGGGCGAGTCACCAGCCCGGCCGAGGTCACGGTAGTGGCGCAGCAGCTGCGACGAGCTCGTGCCGGCGTTTGAGGCGAGCCACATTTGCGATGACGGCCTTGTGGACATTGTGGGGCCGAGGGCACCGACGAGCTCAAGCGGATGCGCCAGGGCCTCGTCGATGACGACCAGGTCGAGCGACAAGCCTCGGGCACCGTCCTTCGAGGGCGTGACGACTCGGAACGATGCGCCGTTGGTCATGGTCAAGCACTCGCTGCCGTTTGCGAGGCGGAGCTGTTGGAAGCGTGAGCCGAGGCCGGGCCGCAGCATCTCGACAGTTTCTTGAAACTTGAGGCGTGCGCCGCCTCGGTCCTGGGCGGTGTAGGCGACATGGCCGCCGGCGAGCAGCTCCAGCCCGATACGGGCCGACAGTAGCGCTGTTTTGCCATTCTGCCGTCCAACCGACAGGCCTACGGTGCGGCGTTTGTACCTGCCGGCCTCGTCGACCTCGAGGGCCACGTCGGCAACCTGCCGCTGCCAGCCGAACAACTCCAGACCCATGAGCTCGGCGACCTGGGCCAGGTAGTGCCCTCGGCTCGGTGAATCGCTGGCAGGTGTGGCGTGCAAGGCCGCCGGATAGCTCATATGGCCTTCAAAGCGTTCTCAAGCGAAGCCAGGGCATCCTCGTGCGGAATCGACAGATCCTTGCAGGATTGAAGCAAAACCGCCGCAATCTGAGGAATTTGCCCGGCACCGTCAGCGCCGGCCTCGATCGCATCCCACCGATCAGCTAGCCCTCGGCACGTTTCGACCGTCACTGGGTCGCCATCAGCCGTTTCAAGGTACTTCTCAACAGCTTGTCGGTGTCGGCCCATCTCACCATCTCCTCGACGTCACAGGTTTCGGCTTCTTGCGTTGTGCGGACAGCCGGCCGCCTCGGGATGCATTGCACGGGCCGCAGCTCGGGACGTACTGCCCGACCCACTCGCCAGGCGGGAACGACGCCAGCGGCGGAACATGGTCAGCCTCGGTCGCAACAGCGCCACGACACCAAACGCACACCGGCCGGTCAGCGAGCAGCTCGGCCCGGGCTTGGCGGTGGCGGTGGTCGTACCCCATCGCCCCAGGGTACCCCACGCCCCCTCAGG